TTGGTCATCACCATTCTCATCATACTCTATTGTTGCATCTTGGTCATTTCCAAACTTGATTGCTTTGTCATCTGCAATGAATACATCACCAAACTCTTTGGTCGTAGAACCTATATCTGCACCACCAGATGCGTCTGGTAAGATTACTGTACTTGCATTAAGTGTTCCCACAGTTAAGTCCCCCATTTGAAAACCTGTACCATCATCATCAATCTTTGCGGCTGTAATTGAATCGTTTGCAACATCACCAGTTGCGATTGTTGTGTCACCTCCTGTTAAGAGATTTGCGAGATTTCTTGCATTACTCATATTTTTCTCCTACCTCTATTTATACCTAGAAAGAGTTATTATACTTAAACGGAACATCGCCCCAGGCTCCGTAGATGAATGTCACATTATCTTCATTCAAACCTCCCCAGTTAGTCTTAATTTTAAAACCATTAGCAACTATATCAATAGCATAAGTATCACCAGAAGCTTCAGAATTTGAATTATTCCATTTTGTTATTTTATCAACTTTATTAAACGTACTTCTAGCTGTATCTGCTACTACCCAATGTTCAGCTGATGTTGTACTCTTACAAAATACCATTCTAGGCCTAAATCCTGTGTACACAAATGTGCCATCAGAATCACCATTGCCAATATAAGTACCAAACTTACTGTAGCCTTCAACTCCATGCCAGAGATACGCTACATAGTTTTCACCACTAGCATTTAATTTATGGTCACTACCTACTTTAAATAAAGTGGTTGTTGGAGTAAAACTTCCCCAATAAGCACTACTTGTAGTTTGAGCAGCACTAGTATCTAATATTAAATGTGCTGCATTTCCTGTACCTACATGATAAACTGCCCACGCATCTGCTTGACTTCTGTTTTTTACAATAATAAATTCTGGTGCACCTGATGATAAACCATGTCCTATAGACTGTGCTACACTCCCATTACCTGTATATGTAACTATACTAAAACCACTTTTTGTATTTGCTTGTGTTGTAGAATTAATATCTCCTGAAGTATTACTAGCTGTTACTCCTCCATTGGCTCTCCAACAGTGTGCAGCATATGTTCTACTATTATCATTTGGGCCACTACCACTTGTACTAAAAGTAAATCCGTCACTATCAAAAGAAGAATATACAGTAGCATAACCACCAGTACTTCCTTCTGCATTAGTAATATCAGAAAATACAAATTTATTTATACCTCTTGTTGTATCACTTAAAAAGTGTGATTGTGAACTATTTCTCATTTTTGCCCAAACGAGGTCAGGCTTAAAACCTAATCCAGTTATTGCTTGTCCAGTGGGTGAATTACCAGTATAAGTAACTGCACCAAATTGCTTAGCAGGATAGTCGTCATCTGTTTTTGCTGGGTCTATGTCTTCCGATATAGGTAAGTTAGCTGTACATAAAGCTAAAAATCCATCTGTTGAGTATTTAAAATTACCAAACCCATTACCATCTGTTTCTGTTCCAGCTGTTATAGCGCCTTGAAATGAACTATCTTGTCCAAAGTTAAATATAACAGTTGCATCAGCAACAGACCAATTTCCTATTGCTGGATATAATGTCCTTGCTGTCATAGCTACATTGTGTGGAGAACCTCCAGTGCCAAAACCATGTCCTGTACCAGCAGAAGGGTCACCTGAACTATGTATTGTTCCATTTAATCCACCCCAAAATCTACCATTATCTGCATCTAACCAAATTCTTATTATATCTCCGTTAGTAGGAGTACCACTACCATAACTAGAATTAGTACTACCATCACTAGGCCCATACAATAATGTTTGATTTTGTGAATATAATCCAAATGCTTGTCCACCAGTAGGACTGCCAGGCGAGTTATAACCTAACTCTGCATCTAAATTATATAAATCATTTGCCCAACCTATAATCATTCCATTATCAGAATTAAAAGAACTAACATATACTTCATAATACCATTTACCAGAAGTTACTCCAAAGTTTCCTACTGCTGTATTTCCAGTTAAATTTACATATTTTAAATTACCATCACTCATACTTCCTGCTCTTGTAGAAGCATCATTTGAAGTTCCTAATTCTGCTAAAGGATTTAACGTACAAAAATTTCCACTACTTGCCATTTTTTTATCTCCTATTCACCGAATGTTGGGCTATCTAGCACTTGATGGTCGGTGCCCATGTTATTTGCTGTAAAATCATTATTATTTCCTGAACTGTCGTTGCCTAAATCACTTGCATCTTCATATTTAAGATGAAAGCCATTATTACCAAATGTTAAACCACTTGGGTCTTTTGGAATCCACACACCATTTTTACTTTCGCCAAAAGATGTATAATCTTCATATTGATTATCTAAAAATATAAACTCTGCTAAATAAATATCACCTTGCGTGTTACCATTACCATTTCCTATATTATGAACTGAACCATTATCATTAAAATTATTTAAGTTTCCAGATGGTTCATTTGTAGTAACAAATACTGATAAAACTCCATTAATGTGCATAACTACTTTTGCATTATTACCAGACATTCCAGTTTTACTTGTATCTACTTTATAATGAATATGAGACCAACCTCCTCTATCTCTAAAAGCATTAGCAGGGTAAGTATTAGCACCACCATTTCCACCAGTACTTCCTGTCATACCATACATGGTCATTATATCAGAATAACCACCAAGACTATCTTCAAGAGCAATTGAAGCACCATTACCTCCTCCATAACCTCCTGACCTAGAAAAGATTTGTTGATAAGCTGGAATACTAGGTATTTTACACCAAAAACTTATTGTTAATTTTGTAGCACCTGAAGGAGAACCAAAAGTTCTATATAATCTTGAACTAGTTGACGCATCAAATCTAGCAGACTGTTCTATTTGATATCCATAAAAACCAGATGCACCACCACCTTGTCCAGATGAACCAGCTAATATATCTTTAGAAAAAGGCATTACTTATCTGTCCCACTTTCTGGGTCAAAGTTCTTTGCATCTTCAAAGAAAGAGGTTGACTCATTAAAACCAAAATCGTCATCTGCATCTGCACTTGCTGGATTTGGTGTAACTGTGTATCTCTGTTCTCTACTTGGTGCGTTAACTTTTGTATCTGTAAACTGGTCAACTTGTACAGTTCTAATAACCTTATCAGAAGTAACAGGGCCGTATAGATAAAACTTTGCAGTGAAAGTTAGTGTATACATAATTGCACGTCTTTCTTCAAAGTTACCTTGATAACTATCTTCATAACTTACAGAACTTAAAATAATAGGAACATCTCTTTTGATACCCATATCTGCCATATCGTTAATTGTTATTGTATAGTCTGGTTGAAAGTATGGAAGTATCTGTTCTACAATCTGTAATGCGTCATCAGAGTTTTTTGCCATAACATACAAAGTAAAATCTAAATTGTATGGTACAGGCATATACTGTACATCTAATTTATTTGTATCACTTGATTTAACTTTTTTAAACTTTTGTACTCTGTTTAATTTTCTTACAGGGTCATAAGCTAAATTTGCAATCTCAAAACCTATTCTTGGTAAAGTGACTGCGACTTTATTTTTTAAGGAAGGGTCATTATCAAGTCTTGTTAAAAACTTTTGTGCAGGCCCATATGCAAGAGGAACTTTCATTTTTTGAATGATTGCACCACTATTGTTTTTTCTTACAATGTTTATATTGTTAAATATTGTACCAAATGAAACTACTACTTTTCGCATTGTTTCGTGGTAAAATTGTTGTCCTAGCATAATTAATCTCCAGCATCACCAAACGGATTTCTTTCCGTAAAGTCTAATATGTTATCATCTAATGTATCAAACATTTCGTTTTGCTCCAATGGAGCAGTTTTAGTTGTATTACTATCTCCTACTATATAGGTTTCTTGTATGAGGTATGCAGTCATACCAGAGTCATCTGAACCAATCTCTAGTGCAATGTTCTCACCGATAGATGTTGAGTCATTTTCAAAGGTAATATTATCACCATCTGTTTCCTCAAGTAATACACCATCTCCATGTACAGTAAAACTTTCAAGTCTAATGTTTTCATTGACTGCACTTGATTGTTCAAGTGTGAATTGTTCTGCAAGTGTATCCACAGATAAGTCATCTTCAATCGCATCAATTTCTTCAATACCTGTATCAAGAACTTCTGAACTATACTCATACTGTGAACACTTAAGTTTGTAGATTGGATTATTATCCAATTGATGAAAAGGTTCATCATGGTCTACGAAGTTTATTTGAAATATCTTTTCTACGATTGG